CCATTTTATCAAAAGTTGTATCAGAATATAGAGTGGGTCGTCTATTTTTATCTCCAGATTTTTGACAATTTCTAGTCCAATGCTGATTTCCTTTACTAGTTTTAACACCAATTCTATCTTTATCTAATTTAGTCATATCTTTGATATTTGTATTGTCAATATTTTCTTGTCTTACGATATCTTCAACTTTATTGCGTCGTTTGGCAATATTTGTTAAACTTTTTAACTTTTCTCTAATAATTAATCTTTCGGGATTTTTATTAATGTATGTATCCATATATAACCATAAAAGAATAGTCATAAAGTCTATAATTTCATCCAACTGTTCCTGAGATCTTGCTCCACCAATACGAATCTTATAATTTTCCTTTTTCTTTCCTTGTATATCGATAGCTATTCCTGGAGGCTTATATTTTGGTATATTTTGCAGTTTTTTAAGGATTTTTCTAGATTTTTTTAACAATGGGTACTTATTAACAACTTCTTCTATCTTTACTAATGCTTCTTTTTCAACTATATTAAATTGTTTAGATATTTCATCGGCTAATAGTTTTGGTACAAATTCATAATTACGTAAAAAATAAATAATACGATTTTCTATTTTCGATTCATTATCAAACTTTGATATTCTTTTATAGCGAAAATATGTTCCATACTTTGATTTAGTATTTACAATATTCTTTTTTGACATACGTTTTCTAGGATCAATTACTACAGACACATAAGGATAGAAATATCGGGCAAAATCAGACATATCATTGTGATTTATGGCAATATTCCTAGGAAATTCAATATGTTGAATTGTATTAATAAAAGCATATTTAAATTGATGATCTTCTGGTGCATTAATGTTTATCTTTGTATTTTCACTGTTAATTTTTAATAACAAATTTTTAATATCTTGATATGTTTTTATAACATCTTCATTTGTTGCCATATCTTCTTCTTTCCATGTTGATTTATATTCCAATCTACCTGTTTCAGATAGAGACACAGCAATATATTTATTATTCGAATCTCCTTTTTGATTTACTTTAATTTTGAAATTTATACCATAAGGTGAATTTTCGAACCATTTTGATGCAATAGCTTGTCTATCAACTTCTTTGTTTTTTTGATTAAATTTAAACACCAATTTGTCACCATTTACTTGATATTGTAAAAATGGATATTGTTCATTAACAATATATGAATCAAATATACGATATAAATTTATTTTATTTATTCCTGTGACTTGAAAACTTAGGTTCAAATGAATTACTGCTTGAATGATAAAATTGGATTTTAACAATGATCTATAATCTATTTTATCTATTTTAACTTTTTCAATGGTATTGGATATTTCACGTTCCATGATCATATCATTGAGGATATTATGATAATTAGAATTAATAATATTTTCTTCATAATGTTTCTTTTCCTTATCTTTACTTACAAAGTTAACAATTTTATTAAACTCTTCAGAAGTAATATTATGATAATATATTTTGACATAAACTTGGAATAAATTCTTGATATCATCATATGAACCACTATATTCAGCTCCTATATCATTGTATATATCTGACATAAATATTTCATTATTGGTATAATAATTATCATATTCGTTCAATATATTATTTTCATCATCTTCGAATCTAATTTTTGATCCATACTTTTTCATACTATCATTTAATAATTTCATATTACCACGCAATTTTTCATATATATTGATGTTTGTATTAGGTTCAATATCTACTGATAACAATTCATTTCGCTTAATCCATTTCTGACCTAACATAATTTTATCTTGTTTTACTTGATTATTGATACCTGTAGTATATTCATATTCTGACCACAAATACATTCTTGACGGAATAATATATGGATATTGTTTACTAAATTTATCATCATTTTTAATTGATAATGTAATTTTTTGCTTTATAGTTTTAATAGTATCTGATTTGAAAATGTAATAAGAATAAACAAAGTGCTTTTCATAATTCTTTTTAATTAAATCATCATATACTGATATATTCTTTTCCTTGGAAAAATGTGTAGCATTAGTTTCTTTTTCATTTAATTCAGAATTAGTTTTTTCCAATACTTTAACAATTAAATTCTTGATACTATCGGGTTTTTCGTCTATTTGTGTATCATCTTTTTTGTATATATTTTCTAATTCTTCAATATCATAAGTTTCGTCAATGTCTAATTTTTCTCCTTCGTAATATTTATCATTCTCTTTATTAAAATTTAACAAATCTGTATCATTTGAATCGTCTTCGATATCTTCCTCATCATCTTCATTGTCATCTTCATCATTTCCACCAACCATTTTATTTAAATTAATATTAACATTAGTTGTTCCATATTCATTAATTTCATCAATATTATCATCGTTTTTCATATGTTTAAATTTTATGTAATTATTTTGTTCAAATAATGATTGATAATTATATTCTGATCGTTTAATATATATATTTTTTACAATATGTTTATCATACCATTCTCTATTATATTTATGAATTATATCAGTTCTTTTTTGAGAACTTTTTACGATGTTTTGTATTGAAAATGAAATATGTTCTGTTAAAAAAAAGAAAGTATACCATTGTTCTCCGTAAGTAGCAATCAATAATCCATTTTCTTTTTCGGTTAATGTGATTAGTGCATCAAATAAATTCATTTTCTCTATTTTTTTAAATATTTTTTGCATTGCTGGTCCAACTAAAGAACCTACAAAAATGAAATATTGGTATTGAACTTTTCTATTATCATTTTTGTATTTATAAATTACTTTGATAGGATTGTCCATAATACAATATACAAAGATTTTTTTATATTATATTAAAATTTAAGTTTGCTATCTAAAATAGTATTAGTTAATTTGATACCACAATATTCTTTATGCTTGTGTTTATAATCTCTATAATCATAAATTCCTTGATCTATTGCACTAGTAAGAAGAAATTTATTTATTTTATTAAATAATTTAGTGTGGCCTATTTCTGGACACCCAATATGTGCTATTTCATGAATTGCAACATACATTATATCATTAATTTTATGTAATTTGTTATGTTTTTTAGATCTTAAACAAAAAACTATTTCCTCACCTTTATTAGTTGTATATGATGTATATTGAGAAGTTGCAGATGATTCTTTTATAATAGAATGTGGTAATTTTTTTTGAATAGTTTTGACACAACCATAATATTTATCAGCATATTTATGTTTTGTATCATTTTCCATATCTAATATAATTGTATCTACTAATAATATTAAACGCTTTCTAATATTAAATAACATTTCTGCTGCTACACGTTTGTCATCTACATTTCTAACTAAGTATACCTGCGAATCAAATGTTTCGACATAACAAACCTGATTATAGAATAAATATTTAAATAAGCATAATAGACATAATAAAAATATTATAAACAATGTTTTATCCATTAAATATGTGTAGTAAAAATATTTTACTTAAGTTTTCAAAAGTAAAAAAAATTATCTTAATTATCATTATATAAAATATGGGAAACGCAAATAATACACCCAAGAACAATAATGGTAACAGCGGAGCATCGGTCAATAGTGAATCATCCGCCATTGATGTTAAACTTGAACAAATGGATATAAATTCAGCCCCTAAACTTACTATACTACCTAATAACAATAACAGTAAAACTTATAATGTTGATACAATGTCTCCCACTTCTGCAGGAAAAGTTGATTCAAATATGCAACCGTCAGCAACATCTTTGAGTGCTAATTCTACGAGAGAACAAGCTGGTGGATATGAAGATACCGAAATCAATATTGTTATTCAGAATATGAACGAAACACAAATGGGTGGAAATATTAATGTTGATAGTGAGTCTAGTATTCAAATTGACACCATGACTTTTGAGAATACATTGGGACAAGCTGGAGGAAACATTGAATCTGAATTTGATTCCAATAATCTTTTAAATATCATCATGCAACTTGGTGGAGATGATGGATCTGAGGGTTCTGATTCAAATAATAGTGATGTAACTAGTTCTGTTTTATCTTCATCGGTATCATCTAATAATGGTACTTCTTCATTCCAACGTCAAGCTACTCCTAAGAATAACAAGAAAAAGCCCGCGAGACATTATGATGAAGATGATGATAGTGAATCATCTTTTGATTCTGATAGCGATTCTGATTCTTCAAGTAATTCTGACAGTGACAAGATCGATTCTATTCCTTACAGAATGAAAAAGAAGGGTGTTGTATCATCCGATATTTATGTTATGTCTGCATCATCAAGTGTTGGACCCAGAGATATTACTCTTATGAGCTATGACGATCCTTTGAATTATAAGCCAAAGTCTAAGAAAGGCAAATCTTCTAAAAAGCGTTAATTTAATTTAACGTTTTTCAATAAATAAATAAATAAATAAATAAATTTTAATCATTAAAAATATCATCTTCAATATGGATAATATTTCTAACAATACTATTGGCAACTACTGAATCACTCAATACAGTTTTAGTTCGTTTGACTGTTTTTTTGGTTTTCTTAGTTTTTACAACTTCTTTTTTCTTAAATATATCTATTTTATGTTTTGTGGTTTTATCATCCAAAAATTTAGAATATATATCATCTTCATCATCAGTATCTTCTATATCATCATTGAATTTAAAGTCATAATTTGAAAATATATTCATTGTTTTCTTTCTATTAATATCATCGAACATTTCATCGTTTTTCTTATTCTCCTCATTAATAACATGATCGAATATATCTTGTATTTCATCAGTACTAAGTTCGAAAAATTGAACACAAGGTTTCATAATTTGATTTGTGATATAGAATAGATAATCTATTTTTAATTTCTTTTTAATTACATAATCTGGATGTTCTATTCTTTCTCCTTGTAATAACTTTTTATTATTTTCTTTTACTACATATACATATGGTATTCTTGTATTCATTTGAGGACATGAACCTGGATCTCTTTCTTTCATTCTTTGACAAAGTTGAACATGAGCTGGTCCACCTTGAACATCATCCCAAAACCATTCGCCATCTTCATCCTTTTCACCTTCTTGTCCTTGTATATTTCGTTCTTGTATATCTTCTTTGGTAATGGTAGTCAATTTTTTACCTTTATATTTTGCACGCAATAATTTAGTAGTAACAAAGTCATAAATATCAAAGTTACCAGCAATAATTTCACTTAGATTTTCTTTTAATGTTTTAATAGCTATTTCGACACTTTCATTTAATGCTTGATTAATAGCTTTACCAGCTACCTTTTGAAATACAGTACTTCCATCTCTGCGCTTTAATTTAAATCCCATAATTAATAAATCCCATTCATCTACATCATCTTCATATTTCTTACCTAAATAATTCTTTTTAGCCATTAGAGCACAAGGTTGAATTACCTTTTCATAAGCCATATTATTTGGATATGGTAATCTATTTTTGACTAATCTAGATTCTATTTCTCCCAATTTCATACTCATTAATCTACACCATCTATCAACAGGCATAATACCATCTTTATGTGTGATCTTAAAATCAATAAAATTCGAATCTGTATCACCATATGCTACAACAGGATATAATGTGTGATTTTCAAACAATTCATTCAATGTTTCTCTAACTTCTGCAATATATGCGTTACGCTTTTCTATCGATTCTTCTTTAATATACATCATTTCCTTTTCAAATATTTCATGCACCTTTGATAATTTATTAGCTTTCCATAATTTATATAATTTAACAATAATTGGTTTGAATTCATCTTCGGTATGATCTTTAGCAATCTTTAATAATCTTCTTCCACCAGCCGTTGTAGCAGCAGCAATAGGAATACATCCCACTGGTGAAACACCAGATCCAAGTTGACCATAAATAGAATTTGCAGTAACCTTTAATGCTTTTTGTTGACCTTCGTAAATCTGTGCTTTGTCAGGTTGTGTTTTCTTCATTTTCTTGGCCATTTTACGCGCTTCCAGTAATTCTGTTAAAATAGTACCAACAATACCATAAACATCCATTTGATTTCCTGCTTCATCAACATTTGTTTTTAAAGTGGCAAATGTTCTAGTAACAAATTTTCCTGTTGCAACTTTATCTTCAATGATTTCATATTCTAATGATCTAAAATGATATTTTTCAATACATTCGGGATTAGTCAAGTATTTTTCATCTTTAACAAATGTTTCATGTGACATATCATATCCACGTTCAATATTAGGATACAAAGAATTAAAATCTAATGTTGTCAATGGTCTTTCATAATATCCTTTTATAGGATCTAAAACTGTTGCTCCTTCATATCCTACTTTTACTCCTGTATCGTTTTTGATTGGTTTTAGATCTCTAATCAGATAATTAAATCGTTTGCATATTTTAGCAAACAAACTTAGTGCTTTAATACCTTGACCTCTTAATATAATATAGTCAAATGGTACACTAGACACCGTAGCTAATGACATTCGTTGAGTCAATAAATCTAATCTATGTGATATTTTATTTAATAGAGCACAATCTTGTACACAGTATTGATGAATTTTACGGCGTTCATCAGGTCCTTTTGGAAATGAATCAACTAATTCTTGTGGTCCCATATCATCTTTAGCTAAACACATTTTACATCGTTCGGGTAATGAAATAGTTGGA